AGGCGAAATAATAACTTGTAAGCTTTTCGAATGTACTTAAACAGCGGTCATAATGGAGTTGTTGGAAACAGGCTCATTCAAACAGGCATCGTGTGCCTGAATCATTGCCATGACCAGGGCGTCATCTCTTCCCCGTGACTCTGCAAGAGCGCTGACCTCATCAATCCTCATGGCCTTTAGCATATAGGGATAGTCAAACATTTTTAGGTAGCATCAACCGGTCACTTCAGGCCACACCACCTCTCCTGGAAACCCTTCCTGCTGCGGCAGATCCCTGAGGGCCTGGCGATAGACCGCCCAGGCCTCTCGGTCTACGGGAGCATCAATGAGTTGCGTCCAATCGCTTTCCTGCAACAAGCGATCACGTTTCATGCGGATGCGCTGGATGAGAAGATACGTATCGAGTGCTTCCTGTTTTACCTCTTCGAAGGGAATATCGACCCAGCCAGCATCACGATCCGTTAAAACAATTGGCACTTGATCGTTTAAGGGCAGCGCATCATCTATGACGCGCACTGAACGGCGCGCCTCATCAACCCATTGATATATCATGTGAGACTGCTTCCTGTTGTTATTTTACAATTATCGGCTTGTGCACCACTATTAGAATAGCGCCAATAAACGTCTCTGATTTTCCACTCAAACACATCATTGGGCGCAATTGAGGTATTTGCGCTTGTGGAATAAGGACCATATGGCCCCCCCGCCCCTGCAATTGAGACCCCATTTTTTGTAATAACGATGGAACGATCGTTCCCAGAAACAACACTTCCAGTTGGACTAACTGTCCCTGCAACAGTCACGGTTCCGGTGGCGCGTAGGTTCGTGAAGCGATAGGCCACTGTTTGGTTTTCAGAGGAGGATGGCGGAACATATGTTGTGCCAATGTATCCGCTTCCCACGTCCCCATGCACGGAGCCATTCAGAAAGATGTCATTTTGCGATCCTGCCACAAGATCAAGGTAGGGATTTGCAAAACGCACACCTGCCCAATGATCTCCGTTATAGACATAAAGTTTTTGCTCTGTTTCATCAAAATATACGGCGCCAATGGTTGCCGTGGGTATGGACAGTGGAAACTGCGAAGGCCCAATGGGCCCAGGTACGCCCTGAGGACCCGCAGGCCCGGTATCCCCTTGTGGACCGCGTGCGCCGATTTCAACGACACTCTCGGTTCCATTGTTTTTTTTGATAAAGAGTTTCCCATCACGCGTATTGATGGCAATTTCACCTAAGGTGAGTTGTGCCGTGCTGGGCACTTTGCCTGTGACAGCGGAGCGCTTATGAGTGATGACACTGGGCATGAGACCTCCTCAAATATAAAGACCCATTAGGAGCGCAAAAGAGACCCTTCAAAACGTGCCTCCATCTAGGGTAACGCCGGAAATGACACCCCCTGTTATATTCACTTGGGACGCACTTTGTGTTGCAAGTGAGTTCAACCCTAAATTTGCACGCGCCGTCGCGGTATTACTGAGATCGCCTAAATTCGCGGTTTTTTCGAGTTTGCCCGCCAAACCATTTGTCAATGTGCTTGCAAAATTTGGATCATCTCCCAAAGCTGCCGCCAATTCGTTGAGCGTGTTTAAAGCACCGGGAGCCCCATCAATAAGGGAGGCAAGCGCCGCTTGAACAAAGGCGGTGCTTGCAACCTGCGTGGAATTGCTACCGGAACTTGCTGTCGGCACTGTCGGCGTGCCACTGAAGGCTGGCGAGACACGGGGGGCTTTTTCATCGAGGGCATTTTGTAATCCACTGACTTGTGAGATCGTATGCGTATGCGCTGAGGGCGGAAAGCTTGCGGGCTTCCCACTCACACCTGACCAAGGAACAGCATCTGCATGTTCTGCAGCATCAACTTTTCCATTATTGTTGCTGTCATAGGTTGCGCGGGCCATATCCCCTGCCCCGAACCCAATTATGGCGGACTGAACAAAAGCCGTTGTGGCCAATTGCGTATTACTTGTTCCGCTCGAGGCCGTCGGTGCCGTGGGCGTGCCACTGAAGGACGGAGAGGCAAGACTTGCTTTGCTGCTCAGCGCGCTGTCTAAACCTGTGACATTCGCAATTGCATGCAGGTGCCCAGTGTTTGATTTTTCACCAAGAGCGCTCTCTAATCCAGAGATCTCTGAGAGCGCATGGACATGCGTGCTTGCAGCTTTACTCGCAAGTCCAGCATCAAACTGGGATTTCCTTACAAGATCTGTACTTGCACTTGCATTTTGCGCAGATCTTGGCGGGACAGAAAACGTCTTTAAGCCTGCAATCGATTGCGCCGTGCTTTTATCTACGAAGGCACCCTGTCCCGCTAGGGGAACAATCGAACTTGCCTCCCCTGATCCGTCATCGCCTTTGCCAATATAAAGGGTGTTATCCACCTCGTTATGCGCCAACTCCCCTGATTTTAGGGAGGGGGGTGCACCTGCATTTCCCGCGGCGCGCCGCTTGAGTTGTATCGTATTGGCCATTAGAAAAAGCCTCCATTGATCGGTGTATCTACTGGTAAAATTGTGATCCCTGCCTCACCTTGCAGCCCTTGATCCCCTTTGGGACCTTGACGTCCTTCAGGACCCGGAACTCCCTGTATTCGAATGCGAATGGGAGACCTTGGAATATGTAATTTGATTGGGACCCCGCCCTCTAGACTGGCATATGTCTGCAACTCTCGCGCATCACTCATAAGAGACCTCGCGTCACCGGAAGAAGAACTGGGATTTCCAAGGAAAAGCCAAGCGGCAGATGCGGTGCAATATCAACACGCGCGATGTCAAAGATAATTGTGCCCACCTGCATACGTGCAGTTGCATCTGCCGGAATAGAAAGCCAAAGCACATGATCCGTCCGCCGCACGAATGCCCCCTCAGAACTGCTGAGCGTCACAATCACATCTTGGCTTGAGCGTGCGGAACGGATCTCAGCAAGGAACTCTGCGCCCTCCGGAAAGAGTGCCGCCTCGCTTTCCAAGGCAAGCTGATAGCAATATCCAATGAGGATCGCCGGGCCTTGCGCAATCATAACGCTCATGAGCTCCACCCACAGAGCCGTTCACCGGTTTCATTGTGGATTACAATTTGGCGCAGGGTATCTGCGCTCAACTGATCCTGTCTTGAGATCCAAATTGGAAACGCCCAATCACAGGCAACGTCAGGCAGATCTTGCCTAATCCCGCATCCAGCGATCTGCGCGCTCAGGAAGGTGAGCACGATTAGTTTTTTGAACATCGTTTCGGATTTCCTTTGAAGCTTGCAAAGCAGCGATGCGCGCGTCAGCCTGTCTTATGGCAAATTCTGCGCGTGCCTGATGGCGCCCCTGACGCAGCAAGACATAAATTGCTGCAGCACAGGCCAAAACCATCGCCAAGATGAGACGCAACCGGCCTAAGACACTCCCAAGCGCTGTCGATAAAAGACCCATCATGGCGTTTTGCCCGAGCGGTGGTCCTCAATTCGGGCATGGCGCGCTTTTGCCGCTGAGATCATTATGAAGATAAAAAGTGCACTCCCAATCCAAGGCATCAGCGTTTCCACCCAAGTAATATCACCAAAAAGGGCATTGAGGCGCCCTAAGATCCCCTGGGCGCGCTCGGCATCTGCAATAATTGGAGCAAGATCAGCACTGATTACGCTGCCCACCCCAAGGGCACCCAATCCCATCTGCCTATGGCTTGCGCGCAATATGCGACTGCCCTCAGGCAGACCATCGCGGCGTTCAGGTGCGATGATACGCGGGTTTGCTTCGCTCAAAGCTTCGCCGAGAGCGACGTCTATCACTGCCTCACGTGGCAGGTTCTGATCATCGCGGAAGGCCAAAATAGCGCCGCGTGTGCGCGGCCCAAGTTTCCCATCAATGCGTCCCACCTCATGATAGCCAAGCGCTTTTAACCGGGTTTGTACGTCCTTCACCGTCAGCGTGAGAGCCGGATCAACATTCCCTGCCCTGCGAATGCCTAAGAGCTTGGAGACCGGATAGCGTTTGATGCTCACGGCATCTCCTTGATTGCCCCCCAAACCCCAGACCCATCCCCCTTGAATGCGATCGATAAAAAAGACATGGCCCTGCCAGCTTGATGTCCCACGTGGGAGAACACCAATATCACCTTGCTGCGCATCCTCTCTCGCAACAGCGATCCCCCACTGCAGATAAGACCGCGCGGTGAGTGCACGCGTGGAACGGATCCCTGCGCGCTCTAAACAATGCCCCACAAAGGCCGCACACCAGGCAACATCATCATGCGCGATGTGCTCATGTCCAACAGAGGCATACATTTCAATAATTTTGGGATTATTCTTGCTCCCTGGTCCCTCGGCTTCACCCAAGTAGCCCCGTGCAATATCAAATGGTGTCATCCGATCCTCTCAACGCCTCCATTACTCATCACCCAAACAGGTGATCTGACTGTCTCTTCATTTTTTGATTGATGTTATTTCTTTTTGCCGAGCCAGCTCGCCAAAACGGCTTCTGCTCCGCGTGGACCTAAATAGGCCAAAGTGGCGACAAAACCGGTTGAGACCGGTTGCGTCAGACCCATGTAATTGGCCGCTGCATCTCCAATGAGTGCCATGCCCACGGCAACAGGGATTTCCCACAGGAGCTCTTTGCCAAAAAAGCGTCGCTTACCAAGCTTCACCTCGCCTGAATGATACATCAAGCGTCCCGTAAACGCGCCGATCAAGGTGGTTATGGCGCCCCCAAAGACATTGTTGATAAGCTCAATAAAGCTCTCTTCTTGCATGAATGCCGATCTCTGTTACCGGTTTAAAACTGCCCACCATCAAGCAAGGCCTCAAACGCACTATCTGTGGGATCCCGGATATAAAGGGTGCTTGGCGTTGTGCTTGTGTCCACCCACAACATGCCGGGGGCCGTTCCAAGAGGTGGGGTGTGACCGGCATGTGTTGATTGAAGAGCTGCAAGTACCTGATTGATTTGCGAGCGCACAGCCGCGCCTGTATCGTTTTCTATGACAAAGTTTGCAACTTGGCTCATGTTTCACGTCCCTCATTTACGGCATCTGCAATCAAGCGCAGCTCGCTCACAAATGGTGTAAAGGCGGGATCGCGCGTGCGCAGCCAAGCGCGCGCTTCGACGGCCCAGGCTTCAATTTCAGAATTATCGATCCGCCCCCAAGGTCCCCATTCAACAGCAGCGCTCGTGGGATCATGATCCGTCTCCCGCACCTCTAAGACAACATCAATGTCAGCACCTTCAGAGCCATCAAAATCCGCCCAAGCATCTATATACGTTCTGCGATCATCGATCACATCAGAGAGCTGTGTTGCACCAACCAAAATATCAGAGCGCAGGCGCACCCGTTTGAGAGCCCCAAAATCAAGCCGCTCTTCAAATTCATAAAGTCCCTCATTGCGTAAAACGATTGGCGTTCCGGAGCCATCCAAACCCGCGCTCAATTGCAATCCCTGTTGAACCACTTCTGTAAACTGCTTTGCACCCAAAAATGCAGGATCCGCACGCAATGTGTTCACCTCAGAGAAGCTTAAGATTTGAACGCCCTTCGTAGAGACACGACTTACAGCTCCAAGACGGCCCTCACTATCTTCTGCGCGCAGCAAATAACTGCCAGGCTTTAGCGGAACAACTGCAATTGCCTCGCTGCCCGAGACGCGATCCATTAAGGTCGAATTCGCCCAAGTGCCTGTACTGTCTTTGGAGTGTCGGATAATCACATTCCCACCCACGCGCACATCGACATCACTCGAGCGCTCCCACTTAAGAACTGCCAAACCACCCAAAGATTGAATGGTAAGACCTCTCAAAATGTCTGGTGGCAAGGTCAACCCCATGACTTCGCGTGTGCCAGAGCGCCATTCAGAAGACACCCCCAAAACAGAACGCGCTTTTACGCGGAAGTCCCACTTGCCTGGCGCAATGTCGCGCAGCTCCATCATGTGCCCTGTGGTGCGCCCATAGTCCTGCCAATTCTCTCCCTCACGGCGCGCCTCAAACTGATAGTCTTCAACAAAGCCACTCTCTGCCTGTGCCCATCTCACGCGCAACAACACTTTCACGGCAGAGCCATCCCGCGTCACATAAAGCTCTTCTTCCCCTTGGGGTGCGCCTGGTGGTGGGATATCAAAAGCAGATGGCAGCGTGGTCAGCGGTGCTGCCGTATAAACCTGCTCCTCAAGTGCCGACCATTCATAAACCAAGGGCGAAGTTTCTCTCAGCATAAGCTCTGTGATCAAGCGCACGCCTGTTCCAGACGCAGTTCCAGAGTCTGCAAGTTCTAAGCGGCTCATCAGCACCTCAAAAGGTTTCCCACTCTCTAAACTTTCACCTGCAAATCCCCAGCGGGGATCATAAAACAGAACGGTCTCGCCCGCACCCACGCGCCAAGACGTCAACTTACCGCTGATGCGCAGGCTTTGTTGTCTGCGGTGGCGCTCTAATTCTATCTTTGCCAAGCGTTGAGCCATTGAAGAGGAGATCGTAAATGGCAGTGCAATATCCCGCCAGACCTCCTCTCCGTTATCTTCTGCGCGATAAACATCACTTCTCAGAGCAGGAAAGTCATCCGGCTGCCAAGCATGTTCAGGCGAGACAAACTGTCCTCGCACAGCATTAAAACTGACACTGCGACTGTGACGTGTGCTGAGCGCGAGCCCACCCTCACAGACATCATCACGCGTTAAAACCTCACTTGGCAGTCGGTAGGCGCCTGCGCGCAGGTGCCATTGCCCTCTTTGCCATACAGCGCGACCCGCCATAGCGGTTAGAAGTGCCTCGATGATGGTTTTAGGTGTTTCTGAGAGCGCAATGACGCCATTACAGCTATAGCGCACCTCCACCCCACCCTCTCGCAGAGCCACCTCTTCATCGCAGATATTGGCCGCCTCAATCAGGCTCTCCAGATGAAGACCATCCGCCTCACCAAGACCCGCTCCGATGCCAAAGCGTGGATGCGCCATATAATCGGCCAAACACAGAGCTGGATTTTCTGAATACCCCAGGCGGTCAAGGCGCGGATCATAGATGTCATCTTTGCCCTCAATATCCACGGTTACATTGGGAATACCTCCGGGATAAACGTCCGCATCAAACGTGAGACGCATATAAGTCGCTGCACATCCGCGCAATTGATGCGCCTCAGTCCAGTGCTCAGGTGCAGCTTCACGCAACCCCTCAAAAGCAGTTTGCGCCTCAGAGCCCAGTCTTTTTTCGACATAAGCGCTATGCGCCCAGCGACCGATGGGAGCACCCGTCGCATCAAACGCCATCTCGCCCTCAAAATATATCGCACCAATGGATTTCACGCGATGCGCTGCCAAGACGATTACAAGGTGCAAATCTTTATCAGCCGTCCCGGTGGAATGAAGAAAGACAATAACACCCCCTTTGCGCGTGCGCCCATAGACCATATCGCGGGGCATCACCGGTTCTCTGACCGTAACAGCGCGAGAGCGAAGCGCCAATGATCCCACCGTTGGACTTGGCATCAAGGACTGCGCCGCGCCAGACAGCAGCATTGAGGCGCCAAAATTTGCAGCAAAGCCAATAAGCCCACCCGCAGCAAAGGCCGCCGTCAGCCCCCCTGCCGCAACCGCAGCGCCCCCAAGCGCAACAGCGCCTATCACAACGGGCGGCATGCTTTATGTTCTCCATGCCAATCGCGCATCTTTCAAAGGCGTAAACTCTAAACCCTTTACCCCAATACAGGCCACCTCTGAACCGATCACCACACCAAAAGCTTCTGGCTCACCGCTTAAAACCAAATCCCCGCGGTGCGCCAAACGCACATCTTCTAACGGATCACCCATCAGATCGCGTCCACCTGACTCAAGACTTTCCCAGCCAAGTTTGCGCAATATACGCGCACCCCCAATGGCGGTACGGTAGCGTCCCCGCCAAAGATCTGCTGGACTTGCAGCACCTTGTAGGGCTGCGCGCAGATCAAACGCCCAAGTCGCACAGTCGTGCTCTCCCCAAACAAAAGGACGCTTTAGTGCCTCTCTGATCGCATCCGCGAGTAACAAGGGCCAATGGCCAACACGCTCTTTTTGCTTGCTTTCTCGATGAGCTGGATATACATTTTTTGATGTGTTTATCATTTATCTGTGAGGTTCTAGATGCTTGTTGCAAAATGGGGAAACTCTCTCGCGATACGTTTGCCTGCGGATCTCGTACGTAAACTTGGAATACAGGTCGGTGATGAGATCGACCTCCAAGCAAGTGAGCATGGGCTCACAGTTATACCTCAACCCACACCTGACGAAGTATTAAGGGAACTGAAGAGCTTTCAAGGACGTCTCAAAGCCGATGATCACCTGAGCCGCGATCGCGCACATGAACGATGAGTTTCTCGATACAAACATTATCTTGTATCTCCTAGACACTGGGCGCAAAACGGACATCGCGACTGATTTATTAAAACGTCGGCCAGTCATTAGCGTTCAAGTTCTAAATGAGGCCTATGTAAACTGTCGTCGCAAAGCACATATGAGCTCTCAAGAGGCCGGAACATTTCTTGCAGGCGTGCGCTATTTTTGTACCGTTCATCCACTCACCGTTGAGACCCACGATATCGGCCGCGCCCTCGAAGAACGATATAAGTTTTCCGTATATGACGCTATGATTGTCGCCGCCGCGATGCAAGCTGGATGCACAACGCTTTTTTCTGAAGACATGCAGCATGGTTTGAACGTTCATGATCAGTTAACAATTCTTAACCCATTTCAGTAACATGAGCAGTTTTCGCAATCATGCAATCTCATCCCCGCCCCCAGGTGATTTCACGGTCTTGGATGCTTGTGACATGTTCAAACCCCATATCCCCGGGATAGAGCGCCTGCTGGCTTTCATGTGTGTACCGCCAGTTGCGCGCGCTTCCTAAATCGATCAACCTGCTTTCATAAGACAGCGTAATTGTACAGGTCGCACCATCTTCACTGATCTGGGGCACATCAAGACGCCCTAAGAAGGCTTGCAGCGGATCCGCAATGACCTCCTGCTCCTCCGTTAAGAGCGCAAGCCAAATGCGACCAGGCTTTCCCTGACGCGCCTCCTGAATGGCAAGCGCGACTAAATCAAGAGGAACACCGGAGAGCGACACTGTCGTACCAGAGGCCACAATATCCGTCGTATCCTCCAGCGTCCCAAGCCCAATCAGGGCACCCGCGCCAATCCATAGCTTGTCGTCCCAGTTTAAATCAAACGTCCCCGTCCAGATCCTGACCCACCCAGAAGCAAATTCCCCCTCAAAGAGCATGGCGGGTCGTAATTGTTGCGCATGAAGCGCCTCCAAGATCGCTTGCGTTGCATCCCGGCTCATCTTGCCTCCCGCGCTCTAAAACTGAATTGATATTTCCCCGCGCGCCCAACTTGGGTCGTGACAGGCTCGCTCAGACGCAAAAGCACCTTTGGTGCCGCACGCTCGATTGCCTCTCCGTCAACGGGAGAGAAGCGCAACTTGGGCACAATCGGCAAACGCGCCACGCCTGCGGTATCTGACATCACATCATCTGTGAGCTGATAGAGGCAGGTTTGATCCTCAAATCCCAATGAGAAGAGATCTCCTGCTTCAAAAACCAATGTCTGAGGCAGCCAGCCAGCGCTGATCAAAATTGCTCCACTTTGGTTTGAGCCAAAAACCACGCCCGCGCCAACAGATGTCTCTGCTGAAGACGTTGGATCGCGGAATATAAAGCGACCACGCGCCCCACCAAGAGCTGCAAAAAACGCAGCGACGCGTTTGCCCTCGCTCGGGGTCAAGATCGCGACGCGCACCTCATACTCCCACCACTCCCCTCCCCAGTCTTGTACCTCTTGGGTCCCTGTAAAAGGGGATGTGAGAACACTCACACTGCTCACAAGACGACGATCAAGCCCCGTGATCACATTCACAGGCAATTCAGGGATCATACTCCATACCCTCGTCTGCGCCCATCAGCGAGCGTATTCGTTGCCAAACGTGCAATCTGTGGAAGGGCCGCGCGCAGTTTAAGATCAATCTGTTCTGCAACGCCCATTTGCGCCCCACGCGCATCGATATTCACGGTGAGGGTCGCATCCGTAGTCCTAGTTTTGCCGTATGACGCCGCCTCGCGCCGGTTCAGCACCCGCTCCCCACGCTGCAGGATCGTTGGAACCTCATCGGGGCGAAGCCCCATCCAAGTGCTGCCAGTGTCAAGCCCCCTAAGTTTGATCCAATTTTAGGGTCGTAGTTTCTGGTATTGGTGGGCGCATTCCGAGGCTTTGATGGGGTCTGATATGGTTGTATTCTTTGATCCAGCGATTGATTGTGGCTTGGGCTTGGCAGGTGGTTTGGAACCAGTTTGCGTTTAGGATTTCGTTGCGAAGCGTGCCGTTGAAACGTTCGTTATATCCATTTTCCCATGGTGAGCCTGGGTAAATGTGAATGGGTTCAATGCCAACGCGTTTGAGCCATGTTTGGAATGTTTCAGACACAAATTCGGGGCCGTTATCTGAACGGATATGTTCGGGCTTTCCGTGCTTGATGATCAGTGGATAGAGCGCCTCCAAAACTTCAGCCGACCCAAGTTTGGTTCCGACATGAACTGTGAGGGCTTGGCGGGTATATTCATCCATCACTGTCAGCATTTTATAGGGCCTACCATTGCTGAGCTTGTCATGTACGAAGTCAATCGCCCATATGTGATTAGGATATTTCGGGCGCAAGCGGATCACCGATGCATCTTTGTGGTAAAGTCTCTTGCGCTTTTTGTGGCGGGCGGGCAGTTGCAGCCCTTCCTCGCGCCACAATCGTTCGACTTTCTTGTGATTGATGTGCCAACCCTCGGCACGCAAAAGCTCAGCAATCATTCGATAGCCGTATCGACCATATTGCTTGGCAAGCCTGATCAATTCTAGCCTGAGCGCATCATCATCACGCGGCACACCCTGATAGCGCATCGTCGAACGCGAAATACCCGTCACCGAACAAGCTCGACGCTCCGAAACACCAAGCTTCTGGCGAGCATGAATAACCACGCCGCGCTGATCCGATACACTCAGGCCTTCGGCTTTAAATGATCAAGACATTCCTTGAGAATAAGCTTATCCAACTCAAGGTCGGCAACAATCTTCTTCAGCCGCTGGTTCTCTTTTTCCAAGCTCTTCATCTCGCTCAGCCGAGCACGGTTCATTCCGCCATATTTGCGCCGCCAGCCATAGTAAGTCTTGTCCGACACACCAGCTGTACGGCACGCACTCAAAACGTCCATGCCAGAATTGCAATGTACCTCAACCTCGCGGATCAATCGCAATATATCATCTTCACCATATCGTTTCCGAGCCATAACCATCCTCCTCAAACTAACAGAGATTAGCAAAAATTATGGATCAGTTTTAGGGGGCAAGGACAGTTTGATCACCAGTGAGCTGACGTATGTATTCCAATCTCTCAACTGATTGGGTTGATAGTGGTTGACGATGAGGTTTGCGTTTTTTCATATCCTCGGCAGGCGTGACCCATACACCCTTTTCAAAGTCTATGTCCGCCCAACGCATCTTCCTGATTTCAGATGTTCTTTTCCCAAGTAATATTGCGAGAGCCAACCCAACTTGTGTTTGTGGCCCCATACGCGGTCGTTCATGTAGCCAATTCCAAAGTTCTGGAATGCGTTCGTATGGCAGGGATTTGAAATGTTGAACTTGGTGATTTGATTTGGGCAGCGAACGGGCAGGGGGTGCTGGGTTGTTCTCGCACCATTCATTATCAATTGCGAAGTCAAAGATACGCTCAATATTGCCGCGAAGTTTCGACCCGGTCGGCTTTTTGTTCAACCAAATATCGCGCAAGCAATTTACTATTTCTTTACGCCTGATTTGATCTATTGGCCTATCACCCAAAAGAGGGAAAATATGGTCAGTGAGCTGCTTGATCACTTGGCGTTTGTAGGTGCCTTCAGAGAGACCATCCTTGAGGTGAGTTTCATACCAAT